ATCATTTTGTTTGTGCAGGTAGTAAGTAACGATATGTTGCCATGCCACTATTAACTACAATCTCAGCGGCACCTTGGTCACTGATTTTAAAAATCTTGTCGCCGGGCAAGCTAAGAATGTTAGACACTACTGTAACAGGCCATTGAAAAGACTTTGTTAGTACACCAGTTACGCCTGCGTGAAATACAAAGTTACCGCTGTGTGTAGAAACATCACCAAAGTAAATCTTCAAGTCACCGTTCTCAGTCTTAGTAACAAATGTGTTTTCTTCACTGTTAGCCTGACTTTGTTTCTTCAAACGCAAAATGCTAGCAACGCTAGGTTCAAACTCAACGTTCCAACCAGCACCTTTAAAGACAAAGCTCTTTACTTTTTCTTCAATGATAGACTTAGCCATCAAACGATAGTCATTAACAAAGTCACCTGCTTTTGTTGCAAAGTGAATTGTATCAGGTGTTGAAACGCCATCACGGTCTTTACGTGTTAATGTGATAACTGCGTTAGCATCATACTCATCAAAGCCTAGAATAGTTTTTAGTTTACCCAAGTTAGGCATACCAAACACACCGATGAATTCGGGATGAGGATTAGCCAATGTACCAGTGATGACAACACTCTTGTCTTCTGCAATGGCAGCGATTTGAGTCTCTGTATCTGAGCCTGTGATTTTAATCAAATCAATGTTACCTAAACCAGCAGTATACTGGATAATATTTTGTAATGTATCTTTCATGTTTTTCCTTTAGAATATTTAAGAAGAATTATTGTGTATTGTAGTGGTTTATATTGCGAAAGTCAATTCGAATTTAACCAAAACTAAACAAATCGTCAAATGTAGATTTAACATCTGTGTTGGAACGAATGTCCCAGTTAAGAACGCCCAACAAATTGTCAATTTTTTCATCAACTAGTGTTTGTTCCATTGCCGCATCATCAAATGGTAATTCAGTAAACCATTGCGGTAGTCTAAGTTCATCTGTTGGGTAAGCAACGCTTGTAAAGTTCAGTGGATTTGGTTTCAATTTACAAACAACAATTTTCATACCATCTACAATCTTTTGACTGTATTGATCTCCGTGAACCCTACGCAAATAGTTATAGTTTAATGCCGCCCGAACGTGACCGGGCATGTTCTCACGACCTTTTTTACTGTTAGCTTCTAAGTCACCATAGTATGTCAATTTATTGACACCTTTAGGACTACCTTTTGTCCAACTGTCTTGATCCGATAGTATTCGCTTGAAGTCTTTGACTGCGCTAATAACTTCGTCACGACCTTTACCTTGTTGAAGAACCATTTGTAGTACATTCATTAAGAATTCTTGTACATACTTTGGTGTATCAGCACGTTTCAAATCAAGACCCATAGCTTTGATATCGCCACCTTGACCATCTTTATCTTTACGTTTACCTTCTTTATCAAAGATATTAATAGCATAACGTTTCTTAACCATAAAGAGAGCACGATCACCTATCAATTCACGACCAGCTTTGATAATCTCACCGTTCTTGCGAGGAGCATGAAATGCTTTTTCCATGAATGCAGGAAAACTGTCATTAGCTTGGTCAGCAATGTTATCATATAGTCCGATACAAGTTTCTTTATCCCAAGTCATCTCACCATTCTGTATTTGTGATTTGAGAATAGGATATGCAGTAAAGTAGCATGAGTCAGTATCACCATAAACAATTGCATTGCCTTCATGTGAGTACACACCCTCTACTGTTTCATTGATGTTACTCATCATGTGACGTACAATCTGACGACCACTGAGTGTAACACTTTGACCAATACGCTTGTCATAGAATCTACAGTGTTCATTCAACAATGCACCATACGCAGAGTTCAATAAAATCTTACGAACCAATTGACGCTTATCCCAATAGTCTCTGTCTTCTGGTGTAGTTGATTCTTTCAACTTCTTTTGCATTGCTTTACGATCGGAGTACCAACGACTCAGTAGTCCGGGTACAACACCTTCTTTTTCATAAGTAAAGATTGTACCATTCGCACTAAGCATCCAGGGTTTGTTACTATCAAATATTAGTTTCCATACTTCTGCCGCAGACATTTCAACACTGCGACCATCTTCATAGTCAACAGTAAGCATTGTACCACGTTCTTGATTCATAATAGCAGTGTACTCTAATGCACCAAACAAGTTTTCCCATAATATTGCACCAGTAACATCATCATCACCTTCTTTGAAGCGTTTCTTTTGACTAGCAAGAGTTCTTCCCTTATCAGTCATGTACTTGTCAGTTAGTGTTTGTCTGACTTGAGCAATGATGGTTTCTCCTGCCATGTTAAGGGCACGAATAACCGAGGGGTAGAGCGAGTTGATATCGACTGCACCGACCCACTCATGCATTCCCTTTTTGGGAGTAGCAACAAAGGCACCTGCTGCCGGCTGTACTTCATCTTCATTTTCATTCCTTCGTTTTTTATCTGGTACTACTAAGCCACGTTCGTGTGCTTCGTTAAAAATTGCCATTTCAATCATTGCTACTGAACCCATAACTGTTGGAAGCAGTACTGTGTTTTCATGTGCAAGTTGATTAGCTAGTTCTAGGAACTTAAGTTTCTTGTGAATCTTAAACACCAACATTGTATCTTGTCTGTTGTATTCAATAAACTTTTTAAAGTCTTTGTTATACAATTGGTCAAGTGTACCTTCATATTGTGTTTTGTTTTCACCTACTTCCATCTCACCAATAGCATCTAACTTATATGAATGTCGTGATTCATAGTTATACTTCTTGTAGAGTTGTAAATAGTCCATGTGAATACGACCTACTAAATCGTAAGTTGTTTCTTTCTTACCGAAACGTTCGTACTCTCTTGGCTTAGGCAATTGACCCAACAAGCAGAACTTGCGAGTATCATCCTTACTCATCACACGTGTGACACGATTCACCATGTAGGGTATATCATAGCCCTCTGAGTTCCAGCCAGTTAATACATCAGCATCTTCAATCAATTGAAAGAATACATCAAACATTTCCTTTTCATTATTGAAAAGCAAACAGTTATCAAATTCACTAACAATCTCTTGTGCCGTTTCTATACTCATATGCTTGGGTGCAATGACCATAGTGACAAGTTGATCTAACCAATCTAAGTAACAACTGATAGCAGTTACGGGATTGAATGGATCACTAGTAGGACTGAAACCTTTTTCAGGATCAAAGTCTACCTCAATGTCAAAGAAACAAGTGTGAAGTTTAGGTGCGTCTGCTTTAAGATAGTTTTCGCTTAAGCAACGAAAGACCACAGGCACATCAGATTCAAATAGTTTCTTATTTGAAAGGATGCGTCTTTCTTTCTCAAACTCTTGTCGTTTGCGTGTAGTGAATCGACCCACTGGATCACCGTATATGCTACGGAACTTACCCTTAGGGTCACTATAGTAAAGAACATAATTAGCAGGGTGTTCTACATATTGGCGTTTGCCGTTAATGTCCCGCTCTACTACATAGATACGGTCTTCGTCCCTGCTATGAATAGCATCTACATACGACATTAGAGGGTTTTGCCAACTGTTTCGAGGATTGTATTGAGTTCTTCGTGGTCTTTGTTAGTTTGACCTAAACTTGCTTTGTGTGCGATGCGAATTGCTTTTTTGAGTGTACTTGGTTTAACTTCAAGTTCTTCTGCAATTGCTTTGATTGTGTCGGTTAGACCACCGTTGAGTGTATCGATTTCGTGCATCACTGCCATACCTTCGTTTACCAATTGTGTTAGTTTGATTTTTTGGTCGCCACTGAACATTTTTGCTGTCATAATAAATCTCCTGAGAAGTACTTATTATAACAGCTTTTGTAGAAAAGTCAAACAGTTTGCGTAATAAAGGTTAAATTAGTTTAACCAATTTTAGCAGTTGTATACACCCGGATCCATAACTATAGTACCATTACCGTCCGAGTTGTACCAACTACCACCTGCACCATTTGCGCCTGCATATGGACTACTAGAACTATGTGATAATCCTATGAAGGTTAATTGTTGTCCTACT